TCTCCTTAATGCCGTGGGCGGCTTCGACATTCCTGCAAGCAACAATCGGGTCGTTGTTTGCGTCATAGATGCACTTTTCAATCTCTCGCAACTTCAGCGGCTTGCGCTGTGCTGCGGGTGGATGGCTGGCAAGAAACTCGTCAGCGGCGTCCAATGCGCTATGCCACGGGCTGTTTGCACTGGTGTGTTCACCGATTTCGCATCCGGTGATTGCGGCAATCTTTTCTGCCAGCGCATCGGCAATTGCTTCGGCCTCATCGCGCTCACGAATTACCTGCTCGTCAGGGTCATCCTGCACAGGTGCTGCGGGTGGGGTAGTGTAGAGGGGTACTTCGTAGCGGATTGGATAGTCAGGCCGATCTTTACCCCATGACACATGAGAATAATTGCCGAGCATCGCGGCCCACGCCACCGGCTCCTGCACAGGTGCTGCATGGGCCTGCTCGATGGCGGTGCGGAGGGCGTCCATTGCTCCATCAATCTCTGCTGGTAAACAGATGGCGTTTTCTCCTTTGCTGAGTTCGTTGATTTCCAGCAACGCCTCCAGCGCCTGCTGCATTGCTTCGCGGTCAGTCATGGGTTTTCTCCTTGAACATCGCCTTGTCCCACTCATTGCGCCACTGCATGACGCGCCCCATCACACGGTCGCGGCTTAGACGGTCATCATCATCGATCTCCATGCAGGTCAAGTCAGAAGTTAGCTTCATGGCGGCTGTGTTTACCTCTCTGAGCCTTCGTTCAACTCGCTCGCAGTGAACAGCAACCTCATGTAACCTTGCTTCTGATTTATTCAAAAGCTCCTTGTAGTTGGCAGGCTCCTGCTCTGGCTGTGCTTGGCAATTGCATGCACCTTTTGGATATGCTGGCTCGTTGTGAACGGCGCAGTCACTTGCGTGAGGTGTTATGCGGCACTCCGGGCATTGACAATGCTCCGGCTGCGCCAGCCTCTCGCGCAGGGCGGCGATGGCTTCGCTGTGTCCATCCAAGTCTTTGTTTGAGTTTGAATATGGATGTGCTTTTATCAGCGCCTCCAGCGCCTGCTGCATTGCTTCGCGGTCAGTCATCTTGCCTGCCCTCACGAAGCTCCCGTGCATTGGCCTGCAGCAAACTGCGGTAGATCGGGTTTTCACACGCCATGGCGTTTTGTTCAAGCATCACGGCACACGCATCACGGGCCTGATTCCAAACGAATTGGGCATTGTTGACACCAATCAAGGACCGCTCCTTGTAGGACAGCGTCTCCCACCATTGTTCGAAGGTCATGCGATCCTCCAGCAGGCATAGCGAAGCTTCCCAGGCAGGCGCTTGACAGAGAACTTCGTCCCCGTCTTCTTGCCATACCGCCAAGCAGCCATCGTCACTGCACTGCGGGTTATGTCATCAGGAAGCACGAAGCTGTCACCTACGTTCATCTGCTCGAACGGGAACTTGCCCGGCACCGGGCGGTCGCTCTCTACTTTGATCATTTGTCAGCCCTATCCATCTGCTGCATCATGAAGTACAGGCGGGCATACATGTCCGCGCCAGTGTTGCGCATGTACTCCTTCATCTCCAACGCAGAAGGCAACGCGGCCTCCGGCACACAAACCTCCACCAAACAGCCACGCTGCTCCATGGTGATCCTCAAGACAGGCGCGCTGTCGTCAATTGGACTTGGTGTATACGGTTTCATTTCAATCTCCTTCAAAAGTATCGCGGGCATGTTCCTCGATTGCCTCAATCATGTCAAGCCGCATCACAGGCGATAGATCAAGGCCCTCGGGCGTATAAGCATGGGCCAAGGTGTACGTGGCAGGATAGTCAGGCTCCAACTGCAAACCAGTGCCATATTCCCGCGCACCACGGCTCTCGGGCTCATGGTCAAAGTAGCAGGTCAGGGTTATCCCCAGCAGATCGTCTTCGTACTCCAAGCACGCAAATTCAGGATGTTTGGGAACAGTCATGACAAAACCTTCCAGAGCCACTGACCAAGGGTCGGCGGCGGTTGTGTGTTAAGCAGGGCCGTCTGGATGTCATAGGCATCCTTGCTGGGCTCCCACCGCTGCCGGGGTACATAGGCCACGCCAATGACCACCTTGCCCGTGTTGTACGGGGCAGGACGGGGGCTCGATACCCGCCGCTTGAATTCAGTGATGTCCATGCTTGACCTCCGCACCAATGTCCAAGGCCAACGGGTCAAGGTCCTCATAGGCCGAAGCAAGGCCCTCGGACAACACCGAAAAAGGCATACCAGCACCCTTGGCCAAGACCGCAACAGCAATGATTGTCGCGAACAAGGCCTCAGGAGGAGTATCAAAGTGTTCAGATAGGAGCTCCATGACAAACTTGGCATCTTGCAAGATTGGCTCAGGAACAGGGTGGGATTTGGGCTCGGTGTTATCCATAGTTGCTATCCTTTCTGTGGATATCTGTTGATTAGGGCACGTAGTCTAGCCTACATCGGCGTACATAGGTTAGGTAGCGTGAAGAAAAGTATTGGTGCTTTCCCTAGGTTGGGGGTGGGCTTATATCGGATCACGGATCAAGGACCGAGGTCTTATGCTTTTTTTGAGGGGCCTATAGAGTTTTTTGGGACGAGTGTGTTTTTGAAATTTTTTTTGTGAGATTGGGCGTAATAGACGTAATGCCGTAAGAAGTCAATGTTTATGCGGCTTCCAGGGCATTACGGGACATTACTGCTCAAAAAATAAGCGGAATTTTCAGGGGGGCTCCGTGTGATCCTTCCATAAAAAAGAAAATCGACTATGCCCTGAAAAAGTCTATATAGAACCTTGGTTTCGGGCGAGCTATCCGCTGGCCTTGACAGATAGGCAGACTCTATTTACACTTTGCACCAGTTTTTGAGGAGATAGTCGTGTTACAGATTGAGCAGGGAATCGTTATGCCCTCAACCCGAACGAAGTACCCGTTCTTGGACATGGAGCCGGGCGACAGCATCTTGCTCTCCTCCAAAGCACAGGCAGACTCTGCCCGGGTGGCCTCGATTCGGTTCGTGAAGGTGCATCGCCCTGACTGGTCGTTCGTGCTGCGCAAGGTCGAGAATGGCTGGCGCTTGTGGAGGAAGGACTGATGACCAAGAAGGATGTCTGGAACGTGCCCCCGGTGACCCCGGATAAGGCCCGGACACGCATGTCGAGGGAGGTGGCCCCGCTGCGCAAGCAAAAGACCCTCAAGGCCAAGGAATGGAAGTTCGTGACCGAGCTTGTGGCTGGGGATGGCCGGGTGACCCTGAAGGAAGCCGCTATCCGGGCCGGGTACAAGGAAACGTCCGCCTCGGTGATGGCCTGGAAACTGACGAACCCTGAGATCAACCCTCATGTGGTCGCCGCGATTCAAGAGTACCGGGCGCAACTCAACTCGAAGTACAACACCACTTACGAGCGGCACATGCGGGATCTGCAGTTGATCCGCGATAGAGCCCTTGAGGCGGGGGCCTACGCTGCCGCCGTGCAGGCAGAGTACCGAAGAGGGCAGGCCTTGGGCACAATCTACGTCGACCGTAAAGAAATCAGGCATGGGACAATCGACTCTATGTCGAAGGAGGAAGTGCAGCGCAAGCTTGACGAACTGCGCAAGCTTTACGGGGGCCCACCGCCTACCGCCTTGATCGACGCCAGTACAGGGGCAGTGATTGAAAGTGTCGAACGCGATAGGGACCCGGCTTTTGTCTCTCCGGTGGCAGAGCCTCCCTCGGATATCTTCGAACGCGATAACGATTTGGGACCCGACGATGGCAACACCTGAAGCTACCTTTGCCTCCCGTGTTCGCGATGGCCTGCAGCCCTTGGGCGCCGATATCGAGCGAATCGAAAACCGGGTCAATTTGGGGATTGCTGATTGCTTGGTGGGCGTAGGCCCGCGTTTTGTTGCCCTTGAATTGAAGGTGGTCGAGCGGGGCCTAAAGGTTTCGCTTCGCCCCCATCAAGTCGCTTTCCTGACCCGGCACGCCTTGAAGGGCCGCCCTTGCTTTGTGCTTGTTCATTACAAGGGCACGCTGTTACGCCCGGCCCGGGTCTATTTGTACCATGGGCGCGATGCTGTCGCTTTGGCCACCGAAGGGCTTAGGCTGCCGCCCTTGCGGGACTGGCCAAGCCGGGGCATGCCATGGGCCGAACTGATGGCGGAACTATCGGAAGGCCAAGGGCAATAGAAAAATACAATTGGACCCAGTGGGGCGCCGGGCCATAATAGGCGCTCCGATTCACCGGAAACCACCAAGAAAGGATAGAGAAAATGCTTAAGACTGTCGCTGTATCTTCGAACCGGAAAACCGGCCCGATTGCTGTTACGTATCGCAGCGGGGAACATGAGACCTATGGCACATGCCCGAAAACGTGCAAGCTACACCCCAAGAGTGAGACCGGGACCGCCCTG